CTATAACCGCCAGCTGATGAATTGAATCTGTTTTTATGACCAGTCAAAATTGCACACTTTAATTGCATTTTGAATCTTTTCCATTTTTCGCTAAAGGGTTCTTTCATATCTATTCAATAAACAATATTGGTAATGCGACCACTTCACCTTGTGATGGGTAACCAATCAAACCAAGGGTACGCAACCGGCTTAGATTGTTAGCGTAGCCACCACTGGTTGCACTCACTTCAATCATTTCAGCTAGTTCATCCTTGCGTACTGGTTGTGGGTACAGATCAATAAGCTTACGCAAAATCTTAGTGTGTGCCGGCTGGATCTTGTTGAAGATCATCTGGTGCAGTTCTTCATCTGTTGTTGGTACATTTTCAATGACAGCCGCTGACCGGCCAGCTTCAGTTAAAGCCACCTTGCCTGAAGCTGGGTAGTCTAACCAGCCTGATGTACGCAACATGCTTAGTTTGTTAGCGTAACCGCCACTAGTAGGCTTGTGATCCGATAGCAAGGCCAGCTGTGCCTTATCCATTTCTGACAGTCCGATACTTTCACCCCATGCCAGCACGTTTAAGATACGTTGCATTGATGGCTGGATCAGTGATGCATCTACATCAATAGCTGGTCTGTCTAGTGTCGCTTTTACTTGCTTCAAAAGTGGACCTACATTTTTACTGGTAACAGTGATTGGTTCACCTGAAGGTATGCCAAACATCTTCTTAGTATCTTCATCATTCGCTGCAACCATTTCTGTTTCCAATGCTTCAGCACTGATCTTGCTTATCTTTTCCAGTGTTTTCAGCAGCGTATTAATGTGCTTGATGAACTGGCCACGTTCCGCAAAACGTTCAACTTCAATCTTCTTGACCGCTATAGCAACCGCTTTGTTGATCGCTTCAGGATCTGCTGTGCCGGTTTTCAATTGGCGTTCCAATTCCACAATCTTCTTCTTCAATGCTTTTGGATCATCTTTTTCAGCTTGCGTGACCACTTCTTGCATATCATCACGTAGCTTTTGAATATCCATGCTAGATAGCTGTGCTGCTTTCACCAGCTTACCTACTACTGGTGTGGCTGAAGTATCGAACGTGGTCTTTTTGGCAAACTTCACCTTCTTGAATATCTTCAACCATGCCGGTGACCATACGTAGCCTTCACCTTGTGTGAGTGACGGCAATTCACCAACCAGCGTTCGATCAGCACCCACTTCTTGCACCCAGGCTTCAAGTGCCTTGCGTTCATGTGGACCAGTGATCTGTAGCACACACAAACATTCAACCTGTGAAAGCACTTCTTTATTGACTGACTGTGGCCGTTGCGTAATAAGTGTTGCGCCAATACCGTAGTTCCGGCCAAGACGTACTATCTGTTCGAATGCACCCACCATCCGTGCTTCATCAGATCCAACACGCTGTGGAATGAACAGCTGTGCTTCTTCAATGAAGATATGCACTGGTGTGCGTGCTGATTTCTTTTGGTGCAATAGTTCTTCAGCAAAATCAGTAGCAAAACGCTTGCGTTCACCAAGTCTGAATTCACTGATATCAAGTACCACTGACACGTTACGTTCAACTAATAATCGTGCGATTTTCGCACCAGCTTCAGGCACTAGTGGAATGTCACCATGTTGACCACCAATGACAAATATATCCTTGCCTTTACTCTTACCATCACCACCAATACGCAAGCCGTACCAGTTTCCGATAGGATCAAGAATGACCACTTGCGCCTTAGCATCAAGCATCTGTTCAGCGATCATTGAAGCAAGGTATGTTTTACCAGCACCTTTACGACCAATAGCTGCAATCGTTTGTGTGACTGCATCTATAGGTAGTTCAATTTCTTTTGAGATTTTTAAACCTTTCATGACTTCCATTCATTACTAAATTCAAATAGTGGTGTTGATTCCATCCGGCGCTTTTTGAAGTCAACCACCAAGGCAATGAAACCAATGGTGATTGCAATACCGAAACCAAAATCACGGTTATAGCCAACGTAAAAACCAAGGGCAAACCCTTTCATAAGACGTAGCATTATTGGTGCAAATTCCCCCATATATTATTTAACTAAACTTTTAACTGCTCTAATAAAATCAACCCCATCACGCTGCATGACAAAATCAATTGCATCACCCTTGCCGTGACAGCCAAAACACTTATAGCGATTGTGCTTATCTATGTAGAATGATGGCGTTTTCTCACCCTCATGGCCTGTCAGTGGGCAATGAGCGTTACCTATCCACTTGCCACTTGCCTTGAATACTCTAGTGCTGATCATATCTTCAATAGGATATTCACGTGCCTGTTCGATCTCACGTTCAGTCACGCCACCTTGCTTCTTGGCTGGTGTAAGCATGTGCTGTTGGCGCTGTACGATTCGCTTTATCACACGGCGTGGTTCTTCAGTGGCCTGTTCGATCATCATTTTCTGTAGGTCCAACCGGATTTCCATAAAGATACTGAACGTGGCTTCATCCATCCGCTTATGACCAATGCCAAATTCTTCAAGATACCAAGCATCAAATTCATCTTGGTTCATGCCGGCTGGATGCTGGCGCTTTATCTCACTCACGCTGTACTGCATATTTTCAACCAAGTCATACTTCAGTTGTTCAAGATCTTCATATGTAGGTGCAAACAAAGCTAATGCACCAGATAGGTTTAGTTTTTCTGACTGGTATTCAGGATCAAAATAAATACCCTTATTGCCTTTGATGGGTAGAAATTCTAATTTAATTTCAACGCTAGATTTTGTCATAGATAACTAATGTTCCACTGGTGTGCTTGATTGGCTTACCCTTACATTTCTTGCAGTACAAACTTTTCTTACTAGTAATTGGTGTTCGGCAATTGAAGCACTTACGCCCTTCTTCTTTTTGTCTAGGGTTATTAACCCCTTCTTCTTTTGGCATTCTGTTTCCGTTGCTTGCGTGAGTAATTTACCCTTTTTGGCGGTTCGATCCGTTCCCTTGGTACGTGAACTTTTTCTTCAGCACACTTACTGCAATACCGTGATCCGTTGCGCCGGTCATTCTGGCAATGGTCCTTATCGTACTGAATATCGCCTGGATGCACTGACCGTGATTTTTCATCCACCTTGGCTGGTGTGACTACAATGACCGCATTCGCACAAGCGAACTTGCGTAAACGCTTAGCTGTTTGGTCCAAGCGGTTCTGTAGCATGTCACGTGCTTGTACCGGTGACATGAATGATGGTAATTCAAGTGAACCATCTTTCAAGCGTATTTCTTTTGGAATTTCCTTCATACCTTACTTAGTTTTACGCCACGGCGATTCCCATCCTTCCGGCATCTTCTTGATAATCTCATGTGCGGTACTCCGGTGAATATTGAACAGCTGTGCCAGCTGTGAGCCGTTGAAGCCTTGCTTACTTAGCGCCCACATCAACTCATTGCGTTTGTCTTTTAAATACGGTGGCATATTAATCTTCATCATCAATTGTTTCCATTAATCCATCCCAATCCTTGTACATTGCCCATGATCCAAGCGCCAAGCCTAAAATGATTGAGATCCTAAAAATAGATGCCAATACATCAGGATTGAACAACTTCATGTTCCAAGCTACGAATGAAGCGGTAACTATGGCGAATAATAGGACCACCATGACTAGTGCAGCACATAGGATGTATACTAATGCTACAGTTCCGGCGGTCTTTAGCTTATCTTTCATTTGAAATTTTATTATCTATTAAAGCTTAGCTTCAGTATACCAGACAAAATGTCTTGCGTTATCCACATAGTACCAAACCTGTGCATAACCATTGGTATGCTATGATGAATTCTAAATGAAAAAAGATAATCTTAATAAGCTGAATCAAGACCTTGCAGAAATGGGTATTGAAGCCATTGAAGATGTAAATCCTATCCCTGAACGGACCGCTTATTTTGACCATATAGAGAATGGCGATAGGCAAAAAGATAACTTCTTGAAGGTCTTAAAAAGCCTTAAAATACAACATAAATTAGCGTTTCATAAGTACGTTGCACACAAATTTCCATACCTACGTTATGAAATTGGTGAAGATAAAATCTATTGGATCTACAATGAAACCACTGGCGTATATGATGAAGTCAACTTTTCAACAGTGCGTGGTCTGGTGATTAAATTACTGATTGAAGATGGCCTTGAAGATTCCGCTACTGAAGGCACAGCTAAAAACGCATTGTCCAAGTTCCGTGCTATGTTTTTGGACCGTGGTTCACTTTATGATGATTTTGATAATGAGCCTGACTTGTTCCATGTGCAGAATGGATGGATCAATGTAAAGACCTTGAAGTTTGAACCTCACACACCAGATAGACTAAGCCGGCGTGTCAGTGCGGTGACTTACGATAAAAAGGCTAAGTGTCCAACGTATGATGCATTTTTAGACAAACAGATACAACTGAAAGAGGATCAAGTGAAGGTGTTGGATCAGTTCAGCGGCTACCTACTCACGCCTGGTATTCACGAACAAAAGATGTTGGTACTGATTGGTAAGCCTGGTTGCGGAAAATCTACCTTGCTTGATTGTTGGTCAGATATCCTTGGTGATTGTGCGACACAGAAAAGTCTGACAAAAATCAGTAGTGATTCATTCGCACGTTTTGGTGGTTCTTCACTAGTGGGTAGACGGTTGTGTTGGTTTGATGAAGTTGAAGTCAAGCGTTCTAACATGGGTAATGACCTGATCAATCTGATCACTGGCCAGCATATTGAAGTGGAACGTAAAGGTATTGATGGTTTGGTTGATGTGAAGAACCAATTGAAGTGCGTGCTGACAGCCAACACCTTGCCACGGTCAGCTGAAATGGGCATCTACCGGCGTATGATCTTGATCTATTTGGAATACTCTTTCTATGACAGTATGACTGCTGATAAGAATATTCTTAATGTGTTCAAAAAAGAAAGTTCAGGCATTTTGAATCGTATGTTGCGTGGCCTTGCTGACTTGAATAAGCACAATGGCTTCACTAGTATTGAAGGTCATGATGATCTGATTGAAGAATACAAGACTAGTAGTAATACCGTGGCTGAATTCTTGGATGAATACTTTGTGCCTGATGTTGAAGCAAAACCAATTCCAACTAAGGTGCTGCTTGATGCTTATAAAGAGTTTTCCAATGATAGGTATTCTGAATCACTTACACCACAGCGGTTTGGAATGGTGATGAAGCACCATGGCCTAAGCAAGTTCGATAAGATCTTCAATAAACATGACCGTGATGGTAGTAAAGTTTGGTGTGGCTTAGCGTTGCGTGACAGTTTGTATGAGTTCAATACGGCTGGCTATATCCGTGCTAAGGAACAGCCGGATTTCTAATTTTTCCACACTTTTAAAAATGACTGACACTTGGTAGAGTGTCAGTCATTTTTTTTATAGTGTAATACATTTTATGTTTGTCAATGTATTGACATATAAGAGATTGATTGAACAATCCATAAAAACTGACACTTTGACTGACACTGACTGATACTAGTGTCAGTCATTTTTAGCCTTGTTTACAGCCCTAGAATCGCAATGACTGATACCCTGATACTTTTTTTATAAGTTTAGTGTAAAAATATATAAAAAATAAAGTTGGGGTAAAGTAAAAACAAGTGTCAGTGTCAGTCAGTGTCAGTTTCCCTTCATTTCTTGTGGGTTTTTTAACATGGCTATGGTTAATGAAAATTGTGTGTGTGATACACTTCAAACAAATAGGTTGATAGGTTTTTGAACCTACACTATAGATATACACATATGGCAACAACTGAACGTAAAAAAAAGGCATCAGCTAAAAATGGCAAGAAAGGTGGTCGGCCAAAAGGAACTAAAAATCCTGAAACACTTGAACGTGAAGCCGTCTTGAAAGACTTCAGGCAGAAAACCATGCGTGCTGCTGATATTTTGTTTAACCGTCAGCTGAAACTTGCTGAAGGTCATATGTATTTGTACAAGATAGAAAAGGAAGTGATCATTGGACCACGTGGTGGTAAGAAAATCATTGCTAAGAAACCAGTGCGTGTGACTGAAGAATGGGAAATTCAGGCATACTTAATGGATGAACTGGTGAATGGTGAAATAACTGGACCTGAAGATACTTACTACTACATCACTGCTGAAAAAGGTGACACACGTGCGCTTGATTCATTGCTTGATCGTGCGTTTGGTAAGTCAACAAATGTTCACGTAACTGAAGATGAAGAAGGTAAGCAAATGCCAATCCAAGGCAACGTAATTCAATTTGCATCACAAAAAGATGAGCCTAATAGTTAAACAGATAGTCAATGAATGCTGGCAACCGCTGTTTATAAAACGGAAAGGTGTTCGCTATGTGATCATCATGGGTGGTCGTGGTGCTGGTCGGTCCTATGTTGCTAGTCAATATGGTGTGGCTAGACTAATTTCACCAGACTATTTCCGTTGTGCCATCATGCGTTTGGTCCACAGTGATATCCGCAAGTCTATCTATCAGGAAATTGTGGACCGTATTGATGAACAGGGTATTACTGACCATGTTCGAATCAATGATTCTGAAATGCGTTTCCGGTTCAAGATGAAAAAGGATGATGGTACGTTTCAAGAAAACAGTATCAATGCACTTGGTTTCCGTACTTCAGATAAACAGCAGTCAGCTAAGCTAAAATCATTGGCTGGCTACACTGATGTGATCATTGAAGAAGCTGAAGAAATTGGTGAAGCGGAATTCATGCAACTAGACGATTCATTGCGTACTGTGAAAGGTGACATCACGGTTGTGCTTTGTATGAACACACCACCTAAAAATCACTGGATCATCAAGCGATTCTTTGACCTTGAACCAGTAGTTGAAGCACCTGGATTCAACCGGCCAATCCTTAAACCTGAATGTCATGAAGATACAGAATTCCTGTATTTCAATTACCGTGCCAACTTGAACAACTTGGATGCACACACCATCAAGCGCTATCAGGCATACAAAAATACTAAGCCTGATTATTACTGGCACAAGATTGAAGGCTATTGTCCTGATGTGGTCCGTGGCAAGATCTATTCTGGCTGGACCTTACGTGATGATGTACCACATGGTGCTAAGCTTGTTGGTCGTGGTTTGGACTTTGGATGGTGGCCAGATCCGCTGCACTTATGTAACGTCTACTATTATGATGGTGGATATATCTTGGACCAGCTTTTGCATGGCAACTACATCAAGAACAGTGAAGTGTCACTGGCAATTAAGAATGATGAAAAGAATAACCAGCGTGCTTTGACGATTGGTGATTCTGCTGAACCTAAATCTATTCAGGATATCGCTGATGATGGCGTGAACATTATTGGTTGTACAAAAGGCCAAGGATCTGTTGAACACCGCATCAAGGTAGTCAGCGGTTTGCGTATTTCAGTCACACGCCGGTCCAAGGATTTGTGGGATGGCTATGAGAATTATGCCTATAAAGAAGATAAAGACGGTAACTCACTTGGTGTGCCGGCTCACTTAGGTTCTGATCCAATGGATGCATCAGGCTATTGTTTGGTTGAAGTGGTTGATGAACTAGACCCACAGCAAGAAGAAAAGGAACGGGTTCAACATCAAGTGGACCACATTAATTTTGTGAACATGGCACAGCAAAAGCATGGACTTTAGCAACATAGCGTGTGCTATAATTTTTGATATATGAAAGTGTTAGACAACATGACTGGTGAAATCCACGAATACATCAGTGGTGTCACTCATTTGGATGAAAACATTCCTTATTCTGAATACAAGCTGAAGCGCCGTATTCAAATGTTCAAAAATAAATTTTACCCTACTGGTAAGATCACAGCTGATGGTGACTATGAACACTGGTTCGACATCATTCATCCAGCAGTAAATAGTGAAGTGAAGAATATCGACTTTGATTCGAAACACTTCATGGTGTTTTCAAAAGCACCTATCCAAGATTTTGCAGCCGTCTATGTGATCAATCTTAGTATTGATGAATTCATGTGGAACAACGGTACTGCTGAAGAACTGAATCAATCTGTTGAAGATTATTCAGCTGATGGAAACCTACTTTTCCGTAAGACTGCTGATGGTTATGAAACGTGTGACATGCAGAATACGTTTGTCATTAATCAGACAGCACGGACCATTGATGAAACTGATCTGATTGAACGGTTTTACATGACACAAGCTGACTTGCGTGGCATGGAAGGCACATATAAGAATGTTGATAATGTGATTGATAAATGTGGCAACACATTCTTTTCACGTACTGAAAAAGGCATTGGTGAAATCCGCACCAAGAAGCTATACGAGATCTACCGCCGTACTGGTGAAATTAGTGAGCGTGATTTGTTTGAAGCGCAAGGCAAGAAAGGTGGTGATGCCAACAAATATATGTTGTGTCGCATTGTTGCTGCTGGACTTAGAAAAGGAAAAGCTTCAGATCGTTTCATCCTGTTTGCTGAAAAGATGGATGGCAAGATGTCAGATTATTATATTGAAGCACACCGTGGTCCGTACAAGGGCAAGTGGTGGCGTGAAGGTTTGTATGAACTTGGTTTCGATTACCAAATTCGATACAACGACATTTCAAATCAGATTGCACGTGGTCTTGAATGGGCATCTAAGATTATCTTTAGACACAGTGACCGCCAGACACTTCAGAACCTACGCACACAATTGAAGAACGGTAGCATGATCAAGTCTGAAGATATTCAGCAGATCCAAGTTGCTATTCAAGGTTTTGGTGAACTGGTAAATGATCGAAACGCTATCCTTCAGCAATGGCAAGATGTTTCAAACTCATATGAAGTGGTCCAAGGTAAGAACTTGCCAGCACAAACTGCATTCCGTACTGCTGCACAGATGGATGTGAACGCTACTAAGTTGTATGTATTCTTGCGCCAGAAGCTTGCACTTTCATATCGCAAGGTATTCAGTGAATTTGTGATGCCTGAACTAGTGATGGACATGACATCTAAGGACATCATCCGTGTGACTGGTGATCCAATGTTCCTTGACCGTTTCCGCAAGATGGCTGTTGATGCTTGGTACATTGATAACTTGGTGGAAATCGGACCGCACACTAATGAGATGGCACAGTTCATCAAGGAAACTAAGTTCCAAGAATTCAAACAGACTGATCCGGTTATTGAAAATGTGAAGGATATTTGGAAAAATGTTTTGCCACGCCTACAGGTAACTATTGTTGGTGAAAACTACTTGGTTGAAGAAATTCAGGATATTTCAGAACTGATTGCGTATGAACAAGATCCAATCCGGCGTGCGTACTTACTTGATCTTATTTATGCAGCCAAGGGTATTCCAGTACCACCAGCAGTTTCAATGGAAGCGTTACAGAATAGTAATTCCAGCGGTAAGCCACTTGAAGGCCGGCGTGAAGATGGCTTTGAAGTACCTAAAAAAGAAGCTGAACCAGTGAATGCATAACTATGGCTGACAAATATAAAAGCACACAGGATCAGATGAATAAGGAAATGGCTGATATGCATGAGCGCATGACTGATCCTGAACTGCAAGAAAAAAAGTCATTAGAAAATAAGCATAAAAAAAATGTCGAAACAACATCCCAGCGATACGGACTTGGTTAAATTGTTGGTTGCTGACTTTGGTAAGAATCAGGAAACCTTGAAGGTACTGATCGCTAAGGTCACACATGAATCCAACACCAATCTTGACCCTATCGTGCAAAAGAAATTAAGGGAATTGCGCCGGACCATCTTGATTGAAGATGTGAAAGGGCAAGACCAAAAGATTGAAATTATCACTAAGGTTTTAGATAGCATATGCTCACCAACGATATTGCCAAGCGCCTAGATTCTAATGATGCAGATTGGAAGCATCTGAAGAAACATATTGAAGATAACGTTGAAACGTTAAACCGTTTTGATGATGTTGATTTCACGAATAAAGAAGCTGCTGCTGTTTTGTGTCAGGGTAGGCAAGAAGCCATTCGTATCTTGAAGGTAATTCTTGAACCGTTTGGTCAGTCTGATGAATCAACAGGTGATGCGAGTAAGCACATAGCTAAAAAAACCGGCGTGCTATAATTTTGGTACGACTTATTAATAAATTGAATTTTTATGGCCAAGAAAAATCAAAACAAAAACACTAAGCCAAAAGAAAAGGCTGAAGTGAAAGAAGAAGAAACCAAGGTTGATGAAACAGTTGAAGAAGAAGTGAAAGAAGATGAAGAAGAAGCTGATGAAGAAGTAGAATCTGAAGTGGAAACTGAAGATGCTACTGGTGATGTCACACGTTATGGTGTGTATATGGGTGAAACCGCTGTTGCTATCCTTACACTGGAAAACCACGGTAAGGATTTCAAGAAGATTGCTGAAGCTAAGGCTAAGAAAATGGGTGGTGTTGCAAAACCTTACCTTGATCCAGCCAAGCCAGCAGTTGAAAAGACTGTGGTAAATATCGTGAATGCAAGTGGTAGCCTGGTGCGCCAGTTTGCTAAATCAACTCACGGTAAGGATTACGAAAAACTAGCCGCTGACTTTCTTGAAAAGCACGGTGAAAAGCGAGGGTACAAAATCAAATCGTAAGATAAAGGTGGCCTTGTGCCACTGGTACTGGATTCACTCAATTGATGAATTCAGTGCCAGTGTCATAAGAACACTGAATTCTTTTTAAAAGGAAAAATGCTCAATGAGCGAAAAATAAAAATAAATCCTATGGATATTGAAGACATCAAAGTTTCTGATGAAGAAATTCAAGAAGAAACTGAAGCGCAAGCACAACTTGAAGAAGATGAGATCCGTGAAGCCGTTGTTGCCGATTTAGGCATCGAGGACAATGACGATAACAAGGATCTTATTGATAAGCTGGTTGCACGTGAAACTGGTCACCGCACTAAACTGTCTAAGGCAGTTGGTCAAAAGATTAAGTACCGTGAACAGCTAGGTGGTAAAAAGCCAGCACCAGCGGATAAGTCTAAAAAGACTGACCAAGTTGATCCTGCAAAAGTTATTGAAGAAAAGTTTATGCAACGTGATCTTGATGAAATGGACCATTCCGATAAGGTAAAGGACCAAATCAAAAGGATTGCACAACTGCAAGACATTTCTATCCGTAAAGCCGAAAAAGATCCGTATATTCAGCACATGATTGCGGAAGAAGCTAGGCAAAACAGTGTAAATGATGCCGCAAAGAACGGTAAAAAGAACTCTAAGACTGGTACTGTCATTGACGTTTCTAAGCCCTTGGATGTTTCACAGTTCGATCTATCCACACCGGAAGGTCGTGCTGAATGGGATGATGCCAAGAAAGCTAAGCGTGAAGCGGCTAAGAACTAAGTTAAAGAATTCAGTTTCCGTTCATCGTTAATCCCTTTAACATGGATGATGCAAAAGTAGAATTTTGGGGGGATCTGCAAGCTGATTACTACACTCAAACTTCAGCACTGTATCTTGCGAATCAAACGCTTGAAACAGTTCTAAGTACGAATGGTAAGAAGGCTCACAAGCCGATTCTTTCAAACCCATCAATGGGTGACTATGTGCCACACACAGACATCACTTTTGATCAGAAGACCGCTGAAAAGCAAGAACTTGAAGTTAATAATTTCCCATATGCAGCGGAAGTTATTGACATCACTGAAAAGAATCAAACTATCTATGACCTACTTGGACATAGTTCAAAGGCAATTCGCCAAGGTTTGATCAACCGTACTGAACAAATCTTTATGTCAAAGATTTCCAGTGCAGCCCACGTATTCAATGCTGGAACTTATCTAGCACTTGATACAACTAACATCTATGATGTTATTGAAGAAGCTGATGGTACGCTTGGTGCGTTCGATATTCCAACTGATACTGACCAACGTGTGGCAGTACTTGGACCACGAACTGTGTCATTGCTACGTAAGGCACGATCACAGCGAGAAACACCGCTTGGTGACCAAGTGGCAAGTAACGGTGTGATTGGACCATGGAAAGGTTGGACAATCGTTCAGAACAACAACCTACCTTGGACCGCAACACTTGCAATGGCTACACAGCCAACTGCTGGTGATGACTGGACTATCCTTGGTCGTAAGATCGAGTTCGTAGCTTCATTGTCTGGTTTGACAACTTCAGCTGAAAGTTCAACTAAGGCTTACGTCTTACGTGGTGCTGATGCTGCTGCTGCACAAGCTAACTTCATTGCGTTGATCAATGGTGCTGCTGGTGCTGGCACTACTTACGTTGATTTTGATGCAGTTTCTGCATTCATGATCCGTAACAAGCGCCGAATCACAGCTGCTGCTGATTCAACCAACGTAGTTCTTTCAGGATTTGGTGATATCACCGTTCGTGAAAATATGACTGCTGCTGGAAACGTAGTTTCACAGCAACGTCAGGATTCAGTGTTCATGATGCGAGGTGCGATTGACCTTGTAATGCAGTTCATGGATCTTGAAGTTGGTTCTAAGGAAAAAGGATTCGCTGATCTACCGAAAGGTATCATCGGTGTAGGTGCTAAAATGTTCCAAGACGGTGCATTAGGTGCGTTCCGTGTTCCACAAGACGTTTCCGGTTGGAATTCTTAATTCCGATCACTCCACTTTCTAAGTGGGGTATAGCGTATGAAAGGTCGATAACGTGGCGCTCGCCACAGTCATACGCTTTACTCCGCTTGGAAAAGTTTCAGCGGTAAGCGGTTTATTAGCCCTCTTAATTTCATTAAGACAAATGAATAATTCACTCAAAACTAAAGCGTTGGGATATGAACAAAAGACTGTCAGCACAACTGCTGTAGCCTTGACTGCTATTCCAGCCGGTGCATCACGTGCAATTGTGATGGTTGAAGCACAACCATTGCGTTACCGTGAAGATGGCACAGCGCCTACATCATCTGTTGGTGTGCTTTGTGTCGCAGCCACACGGTTTGAACTTGAATCACGAAAAGCTATTGAAGGATTTAAAGCAATCCGTTCTGGCGGTACTGATTCAGTGATATCAGTCCTTTATTACAACTAAAGTAATCAATTCTTAAAATATGAAAATTTTCAATCGAAATGTCGCAATTCTTGGTGGTTTATTCCAAAAGATTAAGACAGTAACAGCAGCTGCTGGTGCAGCAACACTTCACGCTTTTGCCGGTAAGGTGACATCTGAATCATTGACCACAGCGCAAAACGCTATCTATACACTTACGCTGACTAATGAGAACATCACAGCTGATTCAATCGTATTGGTGACAGTAGGAAACGGTACTAACACACAAGGAACACCAATGGTGGGTATTGTGACACCTGGTGCTGGTTCAGCCGTCATTCGAGTGATCAACAAGCACGCTACCGCTGAAGCTTTTAACGGTACGATTGTCGTATCATTCCAAGTGATCAAGGTGGCTGCATAAAGCTGTTTTTGAACAGATTAAACGCACATGATAATGGTCATGTGCGTTTTTCTGTGTGCTATAATTTCATCATATGGTATTTAATGGTGATGCGGATAATCAAGATTTAATATCAGATATTGATTTCTGGTGTTCTACCAATGGAAATACTTATTCTATTGAAGCTAAGGTGCGTAACTTTGTTTTTGGACTAGCAAAAACATCTGCACTAATCATGAAGTCTGACCGGCGTTGGAAACACGTTTCAAGCAACGTCACTTCAATTCCAATTGCCACACAAGCTTTTACAGCTGGCCAAGATAACATCCCACTTCAAACAAAGCACTTGAAGATCTTGCGTGTACGCATGAGTGACCGTAATGGTGTAATGCGAACCATCACACCAATGGACCGCAACAGTGTTTCAAATGATGATTTGAATGGATCTGGTGATATTGCCGGTTATGACAAACTTGGATTTTCTATCATGCCGTTACCAGTACCAAATTACGGCGGTACTATTGAAATTGAATACCAGCCTGGTGCTGCTGTTGATTTACCAACAGTAGACAGTACTGATTGGGAAGTTGGATTCAACCAAGATTTTGAACGGTTGCCAGGACTGTATGCATCACGTGTATATTGTGCGCTTCACGCACGTGACAGACTACCGGCAATCAATGATGAAATCACTATCATGGAAAATGATATTGCTGATTTCTATGAGAACCGTGACATTGATGATGAGCCAAGTCTTGATATTCAGCGAACATCAAGCGGTCCTAGTCTTTTGCTTTAAATATGATTTTATTTCCAAACGGAATCCAAGGATTATCTGACACTAAGTGGTCCGGCGTGCGTGGTTCTGCACACCGGCTTGTTGGTATTGACTACCGTTCTGAACCAGGTGCGATCAAGGCACATCAGAAACTATCTAAGATTTCATCAACTGTAGTCACTGAATTGTGTAAGGTGGCATTACCACTTTCTGATGGTTCAACACTTTGGTTTTCAAGTGAAAGTGGTAAAATTTGGCGTGAAGTTAGTGATACTTTTACATTAATTGGAACAATTACTGTTCCAACTTTCACTATTGATAGAGTTACTGATTTAAATCAATCAGAAGTAGTGACTGAAGATAATCAGGTGGCTGGACTTTTTTTCAAACCAGATGGCACAAAAATGTATGTGCTTGGCCTTTCAGGTGATGCGGTATTTCAATATACACTTTCTACCGCTTGGGATGTTTCGACAGCTAGTTATGATACCGTGACACTTGATGTCAGTACTGAAGATGGTTCTGTTTGGGGATTATCTTTTTCTTCAGATGGTACAAAAATGTATATTTGTGGAGATGTAAATAATTCAGTTTTCCAATATACACTTGGTACTCCATGGGATCTTTCAACAGCTTCATACGCTTCAAAATTTAAATCTATTGCTGCTGAAGGTACATCACTACGTGGTGTTACCTTTAAAAGTGATGGTTCAATTATGTATGTCACTGATTCTAGTACTGATTCAATCTATCAGTACACGCTTGGTACAGCATGGGATGTTTCAACCGCCACATATGCTAGTAAAGCATTGGATTTGTCAGAACAATCAACATCACCAGTTGGTTTAGCTTTTAATAGTACCGGAACAAAATTATTTGTGTCTAGTAGCGGACCAACATCAGCCGTATATACGTATGATTTAGGTACAGCATGGGATATTACAACAACTTTTCACTACCCTGATAACGTTCACACCTTAGAAGGCACGGGTGATCTTTTAGCTATCTTTTTAAGAAGCAATGATTCAGATTTTTATGCTTCAATAGAAAGCAGCGGTGGTATTCATCACTACACATTTGCCTTCATTACTGGTCCGACTGGTTCAGTAGTTCCATTAAGTGCTGAAGAATTTTCTGTACCGGATGGTGCGGATGGGTCTGATTTTGATACTGATGATGATGAAGTATTGCAGTATGTGTATTTCACCACAGAACATTGGTTATTAAGATTGCCAGTGGCTTCAATCACTGATTTTACGACACTGGAATATTTAGTTACATTCCTTCACGGTGACAGTACATATCATCCAATAAAGAAAGCAAACAATCGCTTATTTATTGGTGACAAATATGTGATTGCACAAGTAGATGAATTTGGTGTTATCACACTTGAATCAGATTTGAATGTACGTGAGCCTGAAAGGATCACTATTCTTGGTAATTTTGATGTGGATCTACTGGTAGGTACAAAAACCCTTGATGAAAAGTCACGAATTTTGCGTTGGGACACTGAATCTGAAACTTGGTACGGTGAAGATGTTATTTATGAAGGCGAAATCCACGCATTCTTGGATGAAGATAACTACACATATGCCATTGTGGGTGATTTTGGGAATCTTCACTATTATGACGGTGAAAAACTGCTAAAACACATCAGAATTCCTGGTTCATATTCATCAACAGCTAAATGCAAGGTAAATGCCAATTCTGTTGGTTACTTTATGGGTGTACCAATCTTTGGTGTATCAAATATTGCTGGTGATCCAACACTTCAAGGTGTCTATAGCTATGGCCAGTATTCTAAGGATTACAATATCACTATGGATCTTTCTTTCCCTATTTCTAGTGGTGAATTCGCTGGTTTATCAATTGGCGCAATCATAGTGCAAGGTACAGATGTGTACGTTGCTTGGAAATCAGGTACAGCGGTTGGTATTGATAAATTGGACTGGTCCAATAAGTACAATGGTGCGTATATTGAAACCATGGTACTGAACAATGCTGAAGATCGTTCTAAATTCAAATCATTTGATAAAGCGTTGGCTGATTATATTGAAATGCCAGCTGATACAGCAGTAGTGATGGCATACAGCAAGAATTACGCTACATATGAAAACTTTGTACAGGTGACTGATGATAAGCTACTTCAGCTTAGATCCAAAAGCACTGTTCCTGAAATTGGTGCTATGCAGTTGAAATTTACGTTCACTTGTGTGGCTAACACTTCACCAAAAATAGAAAACTTTCATGGTGATTTTCAAGGTGAAGAATAAACAGGTATGTCTATTGAAAAAGAAAACAAAAAAATAGAAGTAGGCACACGCAAGATCAGGCGTGGTGCTACTACCACCAACAAGGTGAAGCGTATTAAGAATGTTCCGCTGTACCGGACCAGTGGTAATGTCACCATGTCCACAAATGGTGCGATATATCGCTTTCCTAACCCATACGGTGCTAAGCAAGTGACCTTTTTTGGTATTGCATACAAGAATGACGGCACGGTTCGTGTTGATGTTTTTGGTATCGCACAACTTGTACCAAGTCGTTATTTCACACCACAAACCACCACATCTGTTGGTCTTACTGGTCCAAGACAAAAGCTTATTCAGTCTGGTAAATGGTTCTTGGTAACCACTGGTGCTGCACCACAGTACCGTGCCAGATCTATTGAAACCACACTGGTGAACATTGATTGGCCAACAGTGAATGACATTGTGGCACGTGCTGAAATCATTGATTATGGACCGGACTATTTTGAAGTTGAAGTTACCCTAGCTTCAGGGTGGGAAATCAACGGTAATTTCATGTGCGTGTGATGTATAATAATTAGTAACATATGCCACCTTCATCTACATTTAATGCGAAAATGCTAAGTAGCCGTCAAAAGCGTGAACTTGAAAAAAGCGGTTCTTTTAGGACATCTACAGGTAAGTATCGTGATGCTTCAGGTAATTATGTTACGCCTGATAATATCAAGACAAACAGCATGGTTGATTCAGGTCAGTTGCCGGAATCACAGCGTGAAAACGTTCCACAAGCACCTGTTGATAACGCTGGCAAAATGTCTGCAACACTGGCAACTCCAATTCAGTCACCAGTTCCAGCTACCCAAATTCAGCCAGCGCCAACAGTCAACTTGCCTGAACCAACTGCTATGGAAGCGGCAACTGTTAATAACAACACCATTCAAGGTGCTGTTGATACTGCAAAAAATAATCTCAATACAGTTTTAAATACACAACGTACTGAAGTACAGGCTGAAATTGATGCGCTTACAAAAGAACAGAAAGATGCGCTTGATGCTGGTAAGGAATTGACCACACCTTTTCGTGAACAACTTGAAAAGAAAGAGCGTGAGAAATTAAAGATCAATGAAAATTTTAAAGCGAATCAAAAACTGACAGATGAACTTGAAGGATTGCTGACACAAAGCAATGAACTTATTAATATTGCCACTGGTCGTCAGGTTTCCGGTAAGATCTTGCAAAAGTCACTCACGAAAACATTAGCTGATGTTCAGGCACGTGCCGGTGTCATTCAGGCAGTAATGGCTGCTAGAAATGACCAGATTGCAGTTGCTGAAAACTTTATTGATCGAACGGTAAACGCTATTACAGCTGATCGTAATGATGAACTAAGTTACTACAATACAATTATCAGTCTTGCTGACAGCAAGCTTATTAAGCTTTCTGATGAAAAGTACAAACTAGCTGAAACTTCACGAAATGAAGCGGTTAAAGATGTTGATGAAGCAAAAGCAACAGCAACATATATCAAAAGCTTGATGATCAATCCTGAAACCGCACAGTTCATGGCTGATGCCGGTGTTTCTCTTACTGATTCAGTTGATGGTGTTAAAACTAAGATGGCAAAACAAGCTAAGGTTCAAGAAGCAATTGATACCCGAAATTCGCTAGTTGAAGCTGGTTATGACATTTCACCAGTACCAGTTCCAGGCGGTATTGCAGTTGAAGCTGGTGGTCAAACACTATATGCAAAAGTACGCCCTGGTTCAGAACTTGATATGCGTATCAAGGCGCAAGAAGCCAATATTGCACAAAGTTATGCATCAGCACGTGCATCAAATGCTTCAGCAGCAGCAGCGGAAACAGGCCGTTTGCTTGATCTTGCAGCAGCTGGTGATCCAGCAGCGATTTCAGCACTTGGTTTGACCATGCCTGATGGCAATACACCTTCACCAGATCTTTCAGCTTTTGCAGCTGACTACGCAACTACTGGAAAGCTACCAACAGCATCTTCACTACCTAAAGGAATTAGCGTTGGTGCGATTGCACAGCTTGCTAAGGAATTGCCAAAACCAGATGGCGCAATCGTAGCCACACAAACTGGTGTACCTTCAAGTAACATGACCGCTGAAAAAGAAAAGGCGATTACAGCTATGAATGAAATCGTAAATGACACGTTGCCATTTATGATGGAAAAATGGGAAGAAGCACAACGTACCAATCTTGGCGGTACAGGCATTGTTGGTGGTATTGCTTCAAAGATCATCCCATCACAAGCAATGACACAGTACGAACAAGCACGTGATGAATTTCTTTCAAAGCTTTTGGTGGCACGATCTGGTGCAGCAGTAACTGAAGCGGAATATGCACGATATGCAGCACTAGTTCCAGGTGCTTTCAACAGCTCATTATTCTTAGGTGCGAGTGGTGACACAAAGCTAAGAAGTCTTGATAATTTGATGGCTACAAACTTTGATAACTACCTTAATTCAAACCAATTAAGTGTGTACGGTTATTCAAAAATAAATGCTGGTGATCAAGAATTTACCGTTGGCGAAATCATTTCGAATGAATACGGTCAACAAGGTATTGTTCAGCCAGATGGTAGTGTAACTTTAATCAATCCATAATATGTCAACAGTTTCATTTAAAGATTTCAGTGCTGGACTACCAGTGGCACAGGTAAATCCAAAAGGACCACGTATACCTGAAGCTGGACCGCAAGGTAATATGCTTGGTCGTGTCATTAAAGACATCCCAGGTGACATTGTTGATACCTTTAAAGGTGTGATTGGTGCTGGTCGTGAAGGTGGTGAAAATTTTGCTGAAGCATTTCAGCGCCCTAATCTTTCTGTTGCACAGCGTGGTGCTGGTGCATTGGTAGCGCCGTTTTCAGCGCTTGTAAATGCCGGTGGTGAAGTCTTAAAAGGTGGTGCTAAATTATTCACTACTGATGAATTTGAAGAACAGACTAACAAGGCACTAGTTGAAGCCGGCCAAGCTGCAATGAATTCATCAATGGGTATGAGAGTTCGTGAACTTTACGAATCATTGCCTGATGATCAGAAATACACACTTTCAAATATTATTGCGCCAGTAGCCAATGTTATGACTGCTGGTATTGGTGGTGGTACGGTCCAAGCTGGTTCTAAGGCAGCTAAAACGGCACTTACAAGCACTATAAAGGAAACAGTGAAGCGAACACCGCAAGAAGCAGCTGAAGCGGTTGTAAGAGCAGCCAATCCAGTCACAGACACTGTTTCTAATTCTGTTATTGATACTTTGAAGGGTGCTGGTACACAAATCAAGGACTTTGTTAAACGAACAGCTAATGAAGCGCAAGATACCGCTGCACAGTCACGCCGGTTATCTCAAATGCCAGCACCTAAAGCACAATTGATCAAGAATGGTGCTGATGAAAGGATTGTAAACGTGATGGAAAAAGCAACACCTGAAGAAATTAAGGTGTATAACGAATTGGTCAGTCAGGCCAAGTTGAAAGAACTAGATCCTACACCAAATACAGCACAGCCAAAAGTTATTGCTGGCCGTGAATTCTTGAAGCCGGTTGAATACATCATTAATCAGCGTAAAGAAGTTGGTACAAAGCTTGGTGAATATCGAAAGCAATTAAGTAAGACTAAAGAGATTGATACCAATCCAGCTTTTCGTAATTTCCACAACTATTTAAAGGAACGGTATCAGGTTCAGTTTGATAAAGAAGGAAAGATCCGTGCTGATGCCGGAACGCTTGCAACAGGTGATATTCCACAAATTCAGAAACTGTATGATCAGTTGAAAAGTGACAAGCTTAATTCACAAGCTGAATTGGATCAATGGCTACAGCGTAGCTTGAAGGACTATGACTTAGTACAAAAGCGTGAACAGACATTCAGTGAAGAAGTGCCACGTATCGCTGAATTTGCACGTAGCCAAGTGAGTGAATTAATGCCGCCTGATTACAATGCATTGCGAACACAATATGCACAGCTATCTAAGCCGCTAACTGACTTCACTAAGCTTGTTGGTTACAAGGGTGATCTTGATAAGCTTACCGCTAAGGAATTAAAGACAGGTGAAGTTGCCTTGCGTGTTCTTGGTAATGCTGCTGACCGGCCACAGTCAGTTATTGATGATGTTCTTGAAACAGCTACAGCAAACGGTTACCAGTCAAACATTGACCTGAACCGCTTGATCTATATCACTGACCAGCTTGAAGATCTATATGACATCACACCTAGCCGTGGCTTCAGTGGAAGCGCTACACGTGGTATCAACCAATCAAGTGCTGGAACAGCTATGGATGCAGCCACAATGAACATTGGTGGTCTATTTGACCGTGCCATGAGTTCACGTGCATCACAAAAAGAGATCCAAGAATCATTTGAAGCTTACGTGAAATACCTTGATGAAGGTGGTGAAAAGGGTACTTTTGTGCCAGCCCAGCAAAAGAAAACTGAAGAAGCCAATGTTGAACAAGTAGTTGGCCAGCTTTTCGAGAAAGCACCAGAATCTAAAAAATACATTGATGATATCGCTGATGCTGTAGCGGTAGATATTCCTAATGTTCGTGTCGCTAAAGCGCCGATCAAATCAAAGGACCGTGCTATGGAAAAGGTCATGTTTGAAGAAGCTGGTGATGCCACTAAGTTGCGTGATCTTGCACGTAATTCTATTGTGCCAATGGATGATGAATCACTAACTGCATCACTGACACGCATGGATGAAATACTTGAAGAAGTAAAAGCTGAAGGCTTGTATACACGTAAGGTGGTCCAAGAACCAGAAAAGTTTAGTGGTTACGGTGGTGTGATCTACAACATTGAAACACCAAACGGATTAGTGGCTGAAATTCAAGTGGTTCAACCAGGAATGATTTTTGGCAAGATGCTACCTAAAGATGCTGAAGCAATTCTTGGTAAGGATCTATTCAATAAAATTGCGGCTGACACTGGTGTTGAACCAGGCTATGGCCACAAGCTATATGAAGAACTTAGAAGTCTTTCAGTTGCAGATCTTGAAGGTCCAAAAGGTCAGGCATTGATTAAGGAATCAGTTGACTATTACAATAAGCTAAGGTAAGGTTTATATATGAATTACTACAGATCAGACTTACATGAAAAATTAGTACGCACTGATGCGGAACGTGATTTGGCTTTTGCTAAACCAATTGATGGTTCTGGTGCTGAATTTCCACTTGCTAAAGGTAGTCCAGTTTTGATTGATGCAATCATGACACCTATATCTAAGGAACAGTACGAGAATCCAGCGACTGAAGAAGCTATCCCAGCGCAAGCACCTACACCGGCACAGGCTACTTTATAGGTTGACTATTTATAGTTGACCGTTGGCAACCGTTGTGATATACTTCATATATGAGTTATCACGCACGTATCAGAACAGCTTTAAAATTTGCTGCACATAAACACGCATCACAGGTGCGAAAAGGAACTGACATTCCTTATTTAGTGCATCCAGTTGAAGTTGGTCTGTATTTGCAGAACCTTGGGATGTCACACGACACCATTATTGCCGGATATCTTCACGACACACTAGAAGATACCGACACTACTTATAATGAATTGGTTTCAATATTTGGGGTAAAGATCGCTGATGTGGTCCTTGAACTAACTGAAGTTAGTAAGAAAAGAGCTTTGGTGAAGGCTGAAAATTATTCACCTGAAGCAGTCAAAGTAAAGACTGCTGATTTGATGTGCAACGTTACAGATCTCCTTGATGATTACAACAAGATTGGTGATGCCACTTTTGATCGTTTTGCTCATGGTAAAAAGACACTGGATCACTATAAAAAGATGGCTGAATTACTGCATGAAAAAGCTGTTTTCTTGCCGGTTATTCGCAAGGAACTTTCTATAATTTTGACAAAGCTAGATTATATGTTGTAACAGTTTATTTGATTGACAACGGTTGGCAACGGGTGTATACTATATGTAGAAGGTTGCGGAAAAGCCTTCTCCAATTATCACTTAAACAATCAATCAAATGACAAACTCAACAACACAACTAGTAGAAAAATTTAACAATCGTTTTGCAACAGTACGACCAGACAATAATTCATACAGTCAGAATGGCTGGAAAGGGATTGGCTACGATAGCAACATCGGCATCTGTGAAATCGCTAAGGTGATTCGAACAGCGGTCAAGCAGAAATATCCAAACGTAAAGATTTCAGCAACCACTAGCAAGTATTCAGGCGGTCAGTCACTTTCAGTCAACTTGATGTCAGCACCATTTGAAGTATTTGCTACGCCAGATGCATCAAAGTTGCGTGGTGCAGATCTCACATGGGGTGAAGCTGATGCAATGCAGCGCTGGACCAGCACTATTGAATCAGGCAATTTTGGGGTCAATCACTACTACCTTAATGAAGCTATCTACCTCACTGATGAAGCTAAGGACTTCTTCAAATTCATCAATGACATTTGCCGGTTCTTCAATCGTGATGATAGTGATGCAATGACTGACTACTTTGACACTAACTTTTACTACTCACTAGGTATTGGAAAGTGGGATAAGAAATTTATCAAAACTAACTAATAAAAATTATGATTATAGATTTAATTCTCAATAGAAAAGATGGTGCAGAATACAGTGCAAAAAAGTTCTACACAGATGTAAGTCAATACGGCGAAATATCGTTTGATATTGCTTCAGCCTTAGATGGTGGAACTAACCAAGATGTGCAAAAAGCATTATGCACATACATTACCAGCAATGAATACAATCCAACGATTTGCGAATACGTGAATAGTGTTGATTGGATCTAGTCCATTTCAGGTTATGGCCACTAAAATTATCAATCATTAATCAAATTAAAATTATGACAGAACAAAAATTAAAAGAAGTAATGAAGATTTACAAAAAATTATCGACTCATTCAAATCCTGAAATTGCACGTGAAGCTTCAATCCAACTATGGTTTGAATCAGGCGGGAACACTTTTGAAGCTAAACAAAAGGCACGAATTAAATCAATGGCACAGCTTAGCATTCTCATGATTTTTGAATCAAAAAAGAATGATCCTGAACTTGGAACATTAGCATCAAACACATTTATCAACGCTTACGAAAAATTAAATTAAAACTATGTTAGAAATAAATGAAGTCAAAAGAATAGTCAAAAACTATAAAACCACACCAGTGACAGTTGAAGGTGTAGCACGAATAGCGGAACAGGTCAGCAAGCTTGTTGAAAGACGGTATCGCTACTCATGTGGACTTGAAGAATTTCGTTTCACAGAAAAGTGGTCATACAACTTTGTTGAACAGCCAAATGCTAAGATTTACGGATTCTTCAATTCACCTGATGGTCAAAATGGTGAATTCTATTGGGCCTTGCGTGATGTTGGATTTGCTCATCATTTCCGCATGGCTGAATACCATTGGGGTGTGCGGATGGGTAAAATAATTCTCACGTACACTGAAGGTGATGTTGATGTGTTTGAAGAACCAGTTGGTTATAAAAGCCCTAAGTCATAAATATGAAAGAATATACAATTGGTGAAGTTTTCCGCAATAAACTACTACTTACCGCTTCAGGTGAACCATACAAGGATAAAGCTAGTGTTTCCAATGTGCTGTCAAAATACCCTCACACGGTACGCAAGACACCAAACGGACCGGCCAAGATCTACACTGAAGCCACGATCAAGAAAGCTAACAACAGATGGGATTAAACCCATCTGTTGTTGTTTCTGTACGTGCTATAATTTTACTAATGGTATTTGTTGATAAAGTTAAGAATCTCATTCGGACTTTCCTTGGTACGGAAGGCAATAAATACATAACTACTGAAAGTGGTCTGAAGCTTCAGATTTCAGATTTTGCATATACAGACAAAACTAAAGCTAGTGGTACGTGGGTAGATAAGCCAAAATCATCATGACAGATCGTGTAAAAATTAGTGAGCTACCAGAATTGGTAACAGTTGCACCAACTGACCAGATTGTGGTACTTGATGTTTCTGACACTACTGAAAGCCCTGAAGGTACAACCAAGCGTGCTGCTAAATCAGAATTGAAAGGTTTGAACTGGCAAGGTGCGTGGTCTGCTGGATCGTATCTTACGGATGATGCTGTTGAACATAACGGTTCTGCATACGTGGCCAATGCTGACACTAGTGAAGAACCAAGTGGTTCAGCTACTGATTGGGATCTTCTTGCATCTAAAGGTGACCAAGGTGATCAGGGTATTCAAGGAATCCAAGGTGATCAGGGTATTCAAGGAATTCAAGGTGATAAAGGATTGCAGTACCAAGGTGCATGGTCAGCTGGTACATATCAGATTGATGATGCTGTAGAAAATGGCGGTTCACTATGGATCGCACTTCAAATAACTACTGAAGAACCTGTTGCTGTGTCAGCTAATTGGGGTTTACTTGCATCTAAAGGTGACACTGGTGCAACTGGTGACACTGGCGCACAGGGTATTCAAGGTGAAAAAGGTAACCAATGGCAAGGTGCGTGGTCAGCTGGCACGTACCAGATTGATGATGTGGTTGAACACAATGGTTCATCATGGATTGCCATTGCCATCACTACACAAGAACCTTCAAACGTTGCCAGTGAATGGGATCTGTTTGCTGCACGTGGTGAAGATGGTGAAGGTTCTGGCGATATGATGGCTGCTACTTACGATCCATCCAACAAGCAAGTGGATGCTTTTGATATGGACCACATGGATGAAGGTGCTGATACCAAGATAATGACTGCTGCTGAACGGACTAAGCTTGGAAACATTTCAGTCACACAAGCGGTTGACCTCGATCAGATGGAAACTGATATTGCTGCACTAGCAAATGGAATGGTGTATAAGGGTGATTGGGATGCTTCAGCTGGCACATTCCCTGGTGCTGGTGTAGCACAAACTGGTTGGTTCTATTATGTGACCGTTGCTGGCACTGTTGATGGTGTCGCTTTTGCTATTGGTGACAACATTGTTGCTGTAACTGATAACGCTTCAGCTACCGTATATACCGCTAACTGGTCAAAGCATGATCAAACAGATGCTGTTCAAGCCGTTGTAGGTCTTACTGGATCTATTTCAAAAGTTAGTCTTTTGTCTGCCTTGAACGTTGAAGATGGCGCTGATGTGACTGATGCTGTGAATGTTGGTTCTGTGAACAATGCCGCTACCGGCAAGACAACGCCTGTTGATGCTGACACTTTTCCTATAACTGATACTGAAGCTTCAAACGTAATCAAAAAAGTCACGTTCACTAATTTTAAAGCTTTTCTTAAAACATATTTTGATACGTTATATCAAGCTGTTGGTGGTGGTGGTGAAGTAAAGACTTACTCATCAGTAAATGCGATATCAGTCAATGACCCTGTTTACTATGATTCAGCAACCTCGTCACTTAAAAGGTCTGATGCGTCAGTAGTGGGAACAACAAAGTTCATTGGTTTTGCTCAAACCGCAACAACAGGTATAGCTCCTAGTCTTCTAGATACTACTTTAAGTACTGGAACTTCATTTTCAGTAGATGTCCCAGCAGGTAACGATAGGGTTGCAGTTGTTTTTGTTAGTCAAGACATCAACACATCATCAAGTCCATCAGGAAACCCAACTGTCACACTTGGGGGTGTTTCTATGACACAGATTGCTACAGCAGAAGCAAAAGATGGTGGTTCATATGTTGTAAATAGAACTACAGCTTATATCCTAGCTCTAGGTTCAAATGTAAGTGCAGGTTCACAAACACTATCAATTTCATTTTCTGGCAATCGTGTTGACGAGTATACAGAAGTGTTGATTTACGATGGTGTCAATCAAACGACCACATATACAGACGTATCGTCTCAAAGTATTACTGCTGCTGGTAGCAGTTCAAGCACTTCTAATACACCAGCAAGTGCTAATAAAGTTATTATCGGAGCAGGAACAACCAGTAGAATAGCAGACACCCTGACACCACAACAGGACACTGCTCAAAACTACGCTGGGTCTAGGTATCTTAGAGGTGCTACTGTCTCACTGGACACAAGTTTAATCACATTTACTATCGGAACTGGTTCAGGTAGCTTTCGTTCGATAGTTTCTGTTGAGTTGGGTGCGACTACAAAATCTGCTGAAAATGTAGATGTGCAACTAACTAGTATTGTGAGTGGTTTGAGTAGCCTTGCAGAATCATCAGTATATTATGTACAAAATGGTGGTGGTATCGGTTTATCAGCAGGTTCAAACAGTCTTGTTGTAGGTAAAGCTGTTTCTCCTACTGAATTATTGATAATTCAACAGTAATCAACACCTTGTATAAACCTTTTCTTACCAAAAGTTTATAATAAAGTTATGTTTAAAATCTCGCCTGAAATGATGCAGACCGCAATACTAATTGCGGTTGTAGTATTTGGCGCAATTGTTCACGCAACTGCACAGTTAAAGATCTCACGTGAAAAGAAAGCGACTTTTGATAGAGTAGACTTTCTAATACTGTTTGTGATCGCTAGTTTTTCAGGCATGGTATTTGGCCTTACATCTATGCTTTTTTTCACCAATGAGATTATCGTCATACTATTTTCAGCTGTTGGTGCTTTCCTAGGTATTGCTGGTCTTAATCGTGTATCTGCTACATTGCTAGATTTACTGGTATATAGAGTTTCAAAAAACAATCATGACAATGAAAAACTTAACTAGGAATCACGCCAATCCGGTGTCTATTTTTCGTGCCTTTATGGTAATGCTGTTTATCCTCGCTTTTACACGTTTACTTTCTTATATAATCCTTGGCTAAGGTATAATAAACAAATGATATTAACTGGAACGATCTACACCACCAACAAAAAGTCATTCATTGTTCAATCACTAGGTGCAATTGTTGGCTTTATTAAGAAAGCAAAAGGACTGACAGTAGGTGATATTAATGTCATTTCAGTTGACCTTGATTCAGCACCAACAGTCATAAAAACCAGAAATGGTATTTCATATGTAGATGTTGATTGGGACTGGTTCATCAAGACCTTTCCAGCCAATGGCAATTTTTCATGTTTGCATATTTCACGTAAAGATCGTGACCGTATTGGATTTACTCATTCCAACGGCAAGTCAAAGCTTGGTGGCCGGTACAACCGCAACATTGGTGACACATCAATGGAATTTATTGTGATTGCTGACAATGTGACTGACTTCATACGGATCTTTCTGCATGAGCTATCACACGGATTCTCACACTGGACCGGCGTAAAGGATCTTACCCACGCTTTTGAAGATCTTGGTAACTACATTGGCAATCTGTATCAGACATATGACTTCACTAAATGGAATTTATTAAAGTCATTAGCTAATGCACTGACAAAGCAATACAATTTACTAGTAAAAAAAAAGACAATAAAATGATTAATCCTGAATTCTTAATCACGCACCATGGTGCTGATGCACGATTGCTGACACTGGATGAAATGTTTCGCATCTATCAAGATACGCATTTCGAATCACTATATAAAAAGTATGATCAACCACGGTCTAGTGGTGATTATCCTGATATTGGGTATCACATTCTTGTAGGTTCTGATGGGTGGGCATATGCACGTGATCTTGATGTTGAAGGCTATCATGCATCCAACTTGCCAGTGAACCTGAATTCAATTGCTATCTGTATTTCAGGCAATTACGACACTATGAAATTGTCACCACAAATGGAAATGTATTACCGTGAAGCGGTAGCTACCATCAGACGGCGGTTGCCTTCACTGAAGTATTGCAATGGCCACCGTGCGTACAGTTCCAAGTCTTGCCCTGGTGGTACAATTACAGATGAATTTATCAAACAGGTTTTTGATGATTCGATCAAGGAAAAAGCTGACAATGAGAAAGCTAAACAGCATATTGCCAATGCCCTTGCGGATCTTCAGGAAGCTATTAAAGAATTATAATTATGGACTTTATTCAATCACTTACTGAAGTTTTAAATTTCGATCCAGTGCTTATTGGTGTTTTTGCTGGTTTGGCCATGCTGTACGTACAAGCACTGAAACCAGTCTGGCGGTTTGCTGACAATAACCCACGCATTGTGGTGATGCTATTTACCGCTGTATTTTCGATTCTAATCGCTTTTGAAGTGACTATTGCGCTCACTATCATGATCATCAATTACTTGCTGCTGATTGGCACTACAGGCTTGTATGAAGGTGCTAAAAGTGCTACTGAAAGCCCTAAAGGTTAGTTCAGGACTAACTGTGGATAAGAAATAAACCTTAGCTAAGGTTTTATGATATACTATAAGTAGGTCAAGAGATTGACCTACTTATTAGTTAAGAAAAACACATTATAAAACGCAACAAACTAGGCAAGTTTCGGCACACCAGGCTTGTACAATTCAAGCAATGGTGTGAAGAAACTATGCAACGCATAAACAGGTTTATGCAGTTAGTTGGGTGGGGTGTTGTTCTTGGATTAATTGGGGGTATACTCATTCACTTCTATATTCAGCATGAAAATCATGTTGAAGCTTCAGAACTTGAAGTAACAAAAACTGTATTGGAAACACCGTCAGTACCTGAACCTAAAGTGGTTCAAATTGAAGTGGTGATCAATTGGACACCAGAACGGATCGCACAGGAAATAGACAAAGTATTCCCTGATGCGCCGATCATGCATGACGTTATGCGTTGTGAAAGCGGTGGCAATATTGAAGCTTACAATCCAACAAACAATTCACACGATAACGGACTATTTCAGATTTCTGATCTGTATCACGGTCCACGTGTAAGATCGCTTGGTTTAGACGTAGGTGATCCAGCAGATAACATTGCATACGCTAGAATTCTTTATGATGAAAGCGGATTGCAGCCATGGTCAGCATCAAAACATTGCTGGTCAAAATAAACAATATAAAAAAATCGCCTGATGGCGGTTTTTTTATATCAGAATCACCCTTCACAGCTGATACAAACATTTGGCGGTCCTGAAGATTCTTTCACTTCTTCATATCGGTAACCACCTTTTTCAAGATCTTGGTGGTAGCTCAATTCTTTTTCAGTCTTTATTGAAACAATGCTTTGATCATCTTTTGGCGAAAATCGCACATACCGCTTGTTTATTTCTATGGCCATAGAAACACATTATAGCAGTAGAAAGGCCAGCAAGTAAGCTGGCCTTAGTAGTCTGTTCCTACCAGTCAAGATATGGATCACCTCACTTTCATTTGGGATTGCATTTGGGGCAATAGCAGTACCCTAGCCGGCTGCATGGCTTTTGCTCATGCAATATCGGCGGCGTGCGTGCCGGTGGCGGTAGATCAAGCGCATATTGTTCCGCTTGGCGAAATCGTTCATCAAACGGTAGTTCCGGTTGCTCATTCATTGGTCCTCTCCTGGTGAACTGAACTACCTTAATTATACACTTGCCTAGTTAAAGTATTCGATCTTATGCTCATCAAGAATGTTCATCAAATACATTCTGTGACCTTCACAAGCCTTGTCTATTTCGAATGAATAGCGCTGTTGCTTTTGTAGTTCAATAGTCTTGTTTTCAAGCGTGACATACATTGAACTCATAAAGAATGCCATCACAGCAATAATTGCCAGCAACATTATAATGATTGTTTTCATAGATTATTTTTCTGTTTTACGTGGTCGGCCACCTAGCTTTCCGTATTCACTCATCTTCTTAGGATCGTATGCAGTCTTGCGGAATTGCATCAAGAACCGGCCAGCTTCAGCTTTTGAAGGTGTCACTTCAGCGCCACAGCTGTCACATTTGCACAATGGTTTTATCTTGATGGTTTTATTCTTAGTTGTCATGTGAATAGTATAGCTTAGGTTTCCATTAATAATTAAGCGGTCCTGTTGATAGGTACTTTGATCTTCTTAGCTGAAACACCTTCAACTGTACCGCCAGCCTTGAACACCTTCTTGATACCAGCTTCATCAACTGACAGAAAGTGTTCAGGAATCTTGTAAATATCGACCACGGTTATCTCATAATCATCCTTGAATGAAATAGATCCTGATTCAGTCACCACTTGGCGGTCAGGTGCATCCACTTCAGCCATTTGCTTAGCAGCGGTTTCGATCTTCAGCTTACCCTTGCCAGCACCAACACGGCCAGCGATACGCATACGTTCAGCTTCAGCTTCATCATCCTTGCGTGTTTGGTATGCGCCGATTTCAGAACGTAGGTGCTTAATAGCTTTTTCCAGTTCTGTTTCAACCGGCTTGTACTTCTTGCGAATGAGCAACAGCACGGCATTAAGTGGCTTGGTTAGCTTTTCTTTATCAGCCTTGATTTCCTTGGCGTGGCTGTTTGCCTTGGATAGTAATTCACTAGCGCTGACCATATCATCATCAGTCTTGATGGTCATTCGCATGATTACTTCAGCTGTGCCGGCAACCTTTTTTTGCACTACTTCAATTTGTTTTTCGTCTATTTCGATTGCTGGTTTCGCCATAATTTATTGATTAATTGATATACCCTATTATAAACCATAGCTAAGCTTTTTGCAATAGGCAATCCACATCTTCAGGCTTACGCACCACCATGTATTTACCACCATTGCGTTCACACCGCTTCTTAAATAGCACCTGATCAGGTGAAATGCGGTCCTTACCAGCTTTAATCTCAATACCTACAAACTGACCATCAATGATGCAAATGATGTCTGGCACGCCTTTCATGCCACTATGTGAGCGATATGCACCGTAACCATTGTTTAGTTTAGGGTCAAAGATAGGTAGATTATTTTGCCGCCAAAAAAAGATACCGGCTTCAGTCAGTTTTTTTACTACCTTGGCGGTCAGCTTATTGGCTGGTGTACTCATTGAACCTTTTTATGTATTCGCTTCATCATGTGTACTGGTATTCCTTTCATCTTAGCTTTGAATTCTAGCATTTCAGATGGCCGTAAGAATAATTTAGACATATCAATTTCAGGAAATGGTATTTCGCCCACTTCAATTGCTTCAGCCGGCAAGGGCAAATCATTATTTGGCAATCCAATATCAGCCGGACACATCCACATCCGATTAGTGCCAAACTTTGGGGTCAGCACCGCACATTCCCTATACAATATACCGTTTTCCTTTTTAAAAGCGCTTAGAGGGCAAACTGTGGCCTTGAAAAAAGGGCTAGAAATAAGGGTTATTTGAACAAGGCACTGTTTTGCCGGCTTTCTGGTACTTTTGGGTTTAGGTACAGCTTTGTAGTAAATTTCTTCACCCTTCAAGCGTTGCGTGACTTTCTTGAACTTGTGAAGCTTGGTGACTGCTGCATCAAATATGTTCAGGTCAATATCTTTTTCAGTGGCAATCTTTTCAAGATCAGAATATGAAACCTCATCCTTGCTTGATTCAATCCGTGCAAGGATCTTTTTTGCCAATAAATTACTGTCTGATTTCCAGTCCATATAGTACGTAACAACCAATACATAAAAAGTGAAGTTTTGTGAACGAAACGAACTCCATTGGTTGCTACGTACTATGTCCAATCCATTGCGCTACCTATTAACCTATAGGTAGCTGTACAACGTAGAGCTACTACCTGTTTTACTGTAAATTCAGCTGAATCCCACCAACAGGTAGCGCAACGGATTGGACCGTTGCATGACTTAATTAAAAGTCATCATCATCACCCTTCTTGCCTTTCTTAGCCACAGCCTTCTTAGCCTTTGGCTTTGTTTCTTCTTCAGGTGATTCATCATCAGATTCTTCTACTTCTTCAGCTGAATCATCTTCAGCATCTGCTGCCTTGATCAAGTCAGCTTCAAGTAGGTAATCCATGATCCATTCACGCCGTTGTGCGAAAAACGTTTTCCATTTCTCACTGTTGTACTTCTTCTTAGGATCTGGCATTGGAAATCCCTTGATCAGAACTTCCCATTCATCACCATCCTTAGTGGCAAATGCGCTTTCAACCTTTTCATCATCTTGCGAAATGCTAAGACCTCGTACTTTCTCACTTTTACCTTTTGGTGTGAATGAGTATGGTGTGAAATCAACTTCCTTGTTTAGATCAAGGTTTGGCAACACTTCCATAAAGCGTTCACCATAGTTGCTTGCACACTGAAGTGAAAGAATGAATTGGTTATCATCTTCATCTTCAAGATCAATGTTGATGTTAGTTCCGTAGTCACCTTCATTGAATTTAATGTCCTTGATCTTAGCAACGATTCCAGGGTATTTAAGTTCCCAAATTTCGTTACCATCTTTATCTTCAACATTAACTACTGTACCGTCTTGTTCCTTTTTAGTACGAATTGTAGCGCCTTCAGTATCTTCATCAACACGTTCATGAAGCTTACCGTCTGCAAGAATAGTTAAATAACGCTTCTTGTCTTTTTCTGTTTTTAATCCCATATGTTTGTGTCTTAATGACCTAATTAATTGATTCTAAATATCAGACTAAGCGCTGATAGTGGATATATAATAGCATAGCTATGGTATCGTGCAACTGTGTATAAGTGTGTGAATATGTGGATAGCTACACGTATTTACTTGCAATCAAAACCATGGTACGCATCAGTTTTTCACCTTCAAGTGTATGTTTATGCCATTCGCCATCCCAATTGTAGATATCTATTCCTTGCACGGTCCAACCGGATAACTGCATCAAATAGCCATAGAAACAAAGCTGTAGATAATACTTGGCCAGTTTGTCACTACCAAGATACGCAAATGGTGCTTTCAATTCTTTTTTTTGCACCAAGATGTCATAGGTAAATTTGTAGTCACGAATCCGGCAAATCTTTTTCTTGCTGTTCACAATAAAGAGATCATCAATCAATCCACAAATACCTTTCTTCACACATGACACTAGCGCTTCTTGATGACATTCACCATCTTCACGAATTTCTTCAATACCGGCAATCAACTGCTGAAGGAATGGGTGATTAGGTAGTGCTGCATTATTCTCTTTATCAGCAGCGAACTGGATTTCTTCACCTAATTGTTTGTACGTGAAGTAGTGTTCCATCACGGCGTGCATAGCTGTACCAAACATTGATGCCGCTTTGCCGTTACTTTCCCACAATGCCTGAATATCTTCTTGACCGATACCCCACTTTTTACTACACGTTGCACTGACACGTTCATTATTAAACTGTTCTTCATAGTCTTTTACAAAAACTGTAGCTGACTTCAGTTGTTTTCCATTGTAGGTGTAAATGTGTTCAATATCATCAAAGTTAATTACGACACGTTCATTAAATGAAGTTAGTAATTTACCAGGTACAACAATTGGTTCTTTTTTAAGTCCCATATTAATGCTTGTTGTAAACAATTCTATTAAAGATAGCAGCATTACATTTTGCACCAGTCAGTGCATTGTGTGGTGTTGGTTCAGCGCCAAGATGGAAATACTTCAAGCAAGCATTCAAGCTTAGTACCGCTGGTACTTTCCACTTGACCTTCAGCATTTCAACCTGAACAATGGCATGGATATCAATAGTGCGGAAACTAAGCGGATTCTTTACCCCTGCACGCTGTGCTGCTGCATCAATAAAGTCACGGTCAAATGATGCGTTTTGTGCAATCATCATTGGATGCTCACGTAACCAGTCAAAAAAGTTTATGATCATCAATGCTTCAGTCAACTTGCTTTCATCACAGATATCTTCTTTTGAAAAACCGTTTATCTTCAGTGCGGTTTCGCTGATATATGCACCATCCCATGCTTGGCATTCTTCATAAAAGGTATCGCCGGTTTCAATATCAACCGCACCAATAGATAGGATTGATGATTCTTTTGGATCTAAACCGCTGGTTTCAACGTCAATTGCGTAATAATTCATTTCTTTACTGATTTAATTTTGATTGATAAATTCTTTTTAAGAGCCGGACAGTTCAAACACTTTTGATACCAAGGATCTAGTGATGGCATGAAATAATGTGCCCCTTTTCTGCACTTACTATATGGTGCTTTCTCAACGGGTTCTTTTTTCATACTGTTCTAATGCTTTGGCTAAACCGCCATAGTGCGCTAATAATTTTTGACCGGCATCACACGGTTCATCATGGTCAACTTGATGAAATAACTCATTCCAGCGGTCAATGCGCCGGCCACGGACCGTCATGTGCGTGTCATTTGGTCCCTTGTGATCAGCATGAAGGTCAATGTATTCAACACCATCTTGCTGATGAATCATTGCGTGCATCCGAATAGGTGCATCCGGTGCGTTCTTGCCACCTGTACGTTCCATAATCCAGCCACGATTAGCTGAAACACCATCAAAGCCTAGTGTGGTTAGGATCTCTTTAGCCGTCTTATTCTTGCATTTGTAACCTCGCATCATAGGCTTTGATTATGCTGATAAATTCTTGAAGCACCATTTCTTCATACTGGTTATCTTCAGGGTAGTGTTTAGCTACCGCTTCCCATTCAATTTTACACTGTGTGCAGTTCCACTTACGGCCAAATACAGGTATCAGGTAGCCATAGGGTTTAGGCACGCCACAGTGGTCACAGATGCCGTAACCGCCGAATATAGCGATAACGTCACCTTGGCTCATGCCAATGATCTTGTGGCCAACTGTGGTGGTCCTTACGTGGAAATTAGGCGTTATCTGATTCATACTTCTTTATGTCCTCATAGGCACGCTTAGCCAATTCCATTTCATACGGCAATAGGTCCAATGACTTTGAATGGAATTGCGGAAATGGAATCAAAAACCATTCACCTTTATTTGGTCCTTCCCTTAGTTTTGACCACACCCAGCGGTAACTATAATTGCTGTATTCAGCACCGTAATCTGTAGTGTAATCAAGAAAGATCACGTTGCCATGCTCATCAAATACAAATTGATATTTTGGTTTCATATTGTTTTTTACTGCATCAAGGATCTTTCCTAGCTGGTCAAATCCTTTTCGATTTACTTTAATAATTTTAACTTCAGCTTTCACCGTTTCTTCAGACAAACCACACTCACAATTCATGGTCACCATAACACCCCTGACCTTTACTGGTCGGATCTCTTTCATGCACATAGGGCAAGTAGGTTTTCCATTGAAGAATGTGACCATACTTAATCAGCCATTCCAGCTGCTAAAAACTCTTTATCCATTTCAATCACTTCTTCATGCACCGCCAAGAATTTCTTAGTTAGATGACCCTGAAGGTACACACCTTCAAGCGACCTGACACGTGAAATGGCAACGTATGCCTGACCGCATTCAAATACGTGGCTGACATCAATCACCGCTTCATCAAGTGTCATACCTTGTGATTTGTGGATGGTGATAGCGTAAGCCAGCTTCAGTGGTATCTGCATCAGACTAGCAATAACCTTGGCGTTCTTGCCGTACCCTTCAGTTTGTGACCATTCTTCAATACCAACGTCATAGCTTGCACCAGAACGCAACACTACTTTTACTGAAGCTTTATCCAACTGGATTACTTCACCTTGTGTGCCATTTACCCAACGCTTATCAATATCATTTTTTGTAAACATCACTTTTGCGCCAACTTTTAAAGTAAGACGTTCAGGTGATAGACAGCTGGATTTCAAAGCTTTGATGGTGTACTCGTTTCCGTACTCACTCATAACATATGTGGCTGGTTCAGCATCAATCATATCCAGCTTGATTTCATTGATTTTATCTACCTTATGATTGTGGGTATCAAGCCGGATAGCGCCATCAACCTGACTTACATCATCAACTACACGGTCACGAATGATTTTCTTTTGCGCTTCAGAAAGTTTGCCAGCACGAATGCCAGTCAAGATGTCATTAAACACTTTATCATTCTGACGGTACTGTTCGTGTAGGTAGCAGATTTGGAAATCAGCTTGCTTCCAGGCTTCAGCGGTAAAAGCGAATTCACCTTTCACTGGTGGTAGCTGGAAAAAGTCACCAACAGCAATCACCTTTAAGCCGCCAAATGAATTCTCATTGTTGCGACACACACGGCATAGCTTATCCACCACGTTTAGCAGTTTGGCACTGACCATAGATATTTCATCAATGATCAGCACTTCAGCCTTGGTGATCCGGTCACGTGTCCATGGACTTTCAAGGATATCTTCAATATCTTGTGCGGTCAGTGCGTTGTCATTTCGCACACCAGCCCATGAATGGATAGTTTTTCCTTTCACGTGAATAGCAGCAATGCCGGTTGATGCCGTCACTGATGGGATAATTCCGTTACTCACACACCAGCTAATATATTGGTTGATGGTGTATGTTTTACCAGTTCCAGGCTGGCCAGTCAGGAATACATTGCGGTCTGACTTCAGGTATTTTAATGCGGTTTCTTGTTTCATTTCGTTTCTAAGATTATGTGCCGGTGCGCTACTTCACGCTTATGTTCAAGCTTGAATGTATACATTGTCTGCATAAAATTTACTGGTCCTTGTTCAACTGTAAACACTAGGTTTAAGCGATCTAGTTCAGCTTTAATTTTATGTGGATCACGTGAATGAAGAATGCCCTGTTCCGCTAGAAACACTTGCATTTCGTAATCAAGTTTGGCTGCTTGTAGTTCAACCATTCGTGATGCCATTTGTTCAGTCAGTACATCCAACATGAATGGCCGTTGTTCTAATAATTCTGCATCAATGCGGTATTTTGGAAACGGTTTAAATTCCGCAACCATCTTACCTACAGTGATGGTGTCACCAGCTGTTGGTTCAACCTTGAAGTACACAATGCTGGTGGCATTAAAGTACGCAATGATGTGTTTAAGAAATCCCATACCCTAATTTTTCATTAGCGATATCAACCGCTTTTTCTAAAATTTCAATTGGATTAACCAAACCAAAATTTTTAATATTGGTACAACCTTTTTCACCAATGATGTTTTCTGTTGAATCATAGATCCCAACGCAATAACCGGAAAAACAAGATTCTAAACATACTTGCCGGCCATCTTCAGTAAGGTGTCTGAAATAATGTCCAAGTACGTGTGGGGTACCTACTCTTTCAAATGATTGAATTGTTAGTTTCTTCATATTACTTGAAGTTACGTTCAGCTCTTTCTTTTCTAATCTTGCCAACAGTTTCCCATGCTTCATCAGATAGCTTCACACGATAGGTAAGTGCTTCAACATCACCATCAAAACTTCTTTTGGTAGCACGCTTATATTCCATGAAACCACTTTCATTCCACTTCTCACCTATTTCTTGATCTGCACTGTTCACGTGCTTCATTTCAAGATAACCACTGTAATCTACAGCCCTTGTTTCTGCATAAAGCAGAAATGATTTTTCATCTTTAGTCATTTCTTCTACTTTCATAATTAGTTGTTGTTACTAGTATAAATAAAGTACCCTGCATCAATTTCACCGCCATCACTTAATGTTGAACGTGTTTCAAATACCGTACTCATGTCATTCAACCAATCTTCAACAGGTCCGGCATCTTCAGCTTGTGCGTAGTCGTAATTATCTTTGATAAATTGGTCCACCGCTTCATCAAATTTAAGGATGGTAGTTTCACCTGTTTGCTTATCCTTCCGTGTGAATGTGTTTGTTTTGTCCATAGCTTTTTGTGGTCTTAATTAATAATTGTGTAAGTGTTCCCTTACCTTCTTATTATAGCATAGCTAGGCTTTTACCACAACACTTATGCACACGGCAAAATCCTTGAAAAGATATCCTTAATCACGTTTACAGTGACTGCATTGCCAAGACATTTGTACCGCTGTGTATCACTTAATCCTTCAGTCCAACCATCAGGAAAACCTTGCAAGCGTTCGCATTCCGTTGGCGTAAGCCGCCGGACCCCCCCCTGGGTAAATGTGTATTGCTGCATACCTGTATCTAAGGTCTGTGCTATTTGCTTACCTACACGACCACGGCGTGTTTTAGAATTTGGTACTGACAGATTGATGCTGTCACCTTCTTCAGCAAGTGCATATCCAATCTTGGTAGCTTCAGGAATCAATACCGCTGTACGCTGACCATGGTTATCTATTCCTTTATGGTAGTTGGCATCAATACAATTGACGGTTTGTGTTTCGCTTGACTGAATATCCTTTGAATCTGATCGATAGAAAGGAAATACTTCTGGTCTACTTCCTTTTCTAAGATTTCCGATAATAAAGACACGTTCTCTGTTGTGTGGCACTCCGTGATTTTTGCTGTTAAGCACTTGCCATTGACAGTCATACCCCAAGTCATTAAGCGTGGTGATAATTGTGAAGAATGTTCGCCCTTCATCGTGAGATAAAATCCCTTTAACGTTTTCAAAGACAAAAATTTGTGGCCGTTTGGTTTTGATAATCCTAGCGAGTTCAAAAAACATCGTACCCCTAATATCGTCAAATCCTTTTCTTTTTCCAGCAATAGAAAATGACTGGCACGGAAATCCCCCGACCAAGCAATCAAAATCTGGTAAAGATTTTGCATTAATTTTTGTGATGTCACCGTAGTTTTTGTGATTGAAGTGCTTTTCATAAACGTCTATTGCGTACTTATTAATTTCTGAATAACCAACGCATTCTGGTAAATCCATTTTGCGTATTTGTGCCAGTGACTTACCGACCATTGATTGTTCACCAGCACGATAAATACCTAGTTCAAAACCACCAATACCACTGAATGTGCTGAAATATTTCATAATAATTATTCGTAAAAGTGAACGTGCAACCGGCCAACCGTTCGATCATGTGGCTTTCTAATAAGCATGTTCCACTGTGAATATCCCATGGTAACGATCACACTTTTCAGTGCGTGGTAGTGGTTATCTTGAATGATGAACCAACCGCCATTGGACTTCAAGAATGCTGTGTGCCACTTCTTGCCATCCTTCATGTGGTATTTGCAATTTTCTATCACTAACCATTCGCCATTCTCATGCACTACCGTATTGTTTTCACGTAAGTAATTCAGAAAAGCGGTGCTGTTGTGATTAACTGGTGCGTTTGCAAGTATCTGTTCGTAGTTCATATTAGTAAGCACGGTCCACTGGTAGCCAGTAAGCAAAACGAATAATGAATCCCTTGTATAGTTTCTTGTGAATCTGTTCACCTGGTTCTGGCATTTGAATTATCTTGATACAGCCAAGTTCAAAGATTCGCCAGCCATAGCCACCACCAACACGATAATAATCACGACCAAAAGGTTTACACCAGAATTGCCACTTGAATGTTGGTTTCATATAAGGATTTGAATGAATAAATTTTTGCACATACGTTCTACCTGTTTTTCTGAATGAAGGTACGAATAACATTTTGGACTGCATACGTTGTGCATCCATCATTTGTTGATAGATGCGTTCATGAAATGTTGTCATACCCTATCTGCAAAAGGACTGTCACCAAAATCTTCAGTGACTTCAGTGCGGTCCAAGTTATTAAGTTCAGCATCACGTTGTTCTTGCATCAATGCTGATTCATTGGCAAAACGGCCTGTTCTTTTCTTAGGCTTGAATGGTGGCTTGTAATCATCATCTAGTAATCCCATATTAGATAATATTTTTAACTTTAAACACCCCACAATCCCTACATCTATAACCGCCAGCTGATGAATTGAATCTGTTTTTATGACCAGTCAAAATTGCACACTTTAATTGCATTTTGAATCTTTTCCATTTTTCGCTAAAGGGTTCTTTCATATCTATTCAATAAACA